GAAATTTTTCTGTTCCCAACGTGGTGAGCGTGGACTGGCTGGAAATTGTGGGCGCGTGTCTCACGCCTCAGCACGTATCCCCAACCGTGGGCGATGAATCCAAGCGGAACGCGTTCCTCTACGGCGCCCATGCGCTCCAGCTCGTGGGCGCCCGTAAAGTGATCCAGCCCCAGCAGCTCCTCCTGGCGGACGTGCTGAATTTGGGCCAGAAATTTACGGGCGTCCTGGAGCCGCGACGGTCCACGAAAACGTCCGGGATACTGGCGTGGCTCATGGGACGGTGTCTCACGGAGCCGGACCTATCCGTGGCGTTCACGATATGCACGACGGGCAAAGCGACCCGCCAGAAATTCATCAAGGAACTAGTGCCACCACTAGAGAGGGTATGGCCGTGGGAGGACGATAGGCCGTTCCGGATTCTCCGTGGCGCGGGCGCGGAAACCATCCGGTTTCGTAACGGATCGTTCCTAAATTTCGTCGCGCCCGTGGGCGATAGTTTCCGGTCCGACGCGTTCGATATCGTGGTCATGGATGAGGCCCAGGAGTTGGATCCGGACGACGCCGCGGACCTCATGGCCGCCCTACTCCCAACGCTGGACACGCGGCCGGACGCCCAGGTGGTGATCTCCGGGACCGCGGGCGACTATCAAGAGGGGAACCTGCTTTGGGATGAGCTCCAGGCGGGCCGTGAGGGCCAGCCTAGGCACGCGATCCTGGACTATCACGCGGATATCCCACTAGAGGACGTGGAGGAGGTGGTGGCGGACTGGCCCCAGGTCGCGGCCTGGTTGGCCACCACCCACCCGGGAGTCCACTCCGGCCTCTCCCCGCTGGAGGCGATCCAGGACAATTGGCGGAGCATGAGCCCGGATAGGTTCGCGCGGGAGTACCTGGGCGTGTTTGGGCGGGCCCGTGCCACGTCCCTAATCAAGCCGGAGGAGTGGGACGCGGGCCGCGACGGTGGCCAGCTCCCGTCACCTCCGGCTCACTTCCGGTTTGCGTTGGCCGTCCATCCCGGCCAGCTGTCATGGTCCATTGTGGCCGCGTGGCGCGACGATACCCGGCGCGTCCACCTGGTAGTCCTGAAATCCGGGCCCGGAACAATGGGCGCCTATGAGGAATGTAAACGCCTCTCCGTCCGCTACCGGGTCCCCGTGATCTATGACGGAGGCCAGGCCGCTAACACGGCCGTAACCGATAGGTTCACCAAAGGCCGTCCGGCCGTAAAGTCCCAGGCCCTATCCTGGCCGGAGGTATCCACCGCGGCCGCCCTACTCCTGGCGGAAATCCGGGCCCGGAACGTCACCCACTACTCCCACCCAGGCATGGACGAGGCCGTGAGACTAGTGGTTAAACGCGGCTCCAGGGACGCGAAACGGTGGGCCTACGGCCGCCCCGATGATGACGCCGACATTACGTACCTGGAGGCCGCGGCGGCGGCCCTCAAAGCCTATGATGACGCGCCCGTGATCCGCGCTGGAGTGGCCGGAATCGTCGGGTAGCAGCTAGGAAACCACCTGGCTCCGGGACGTTTACGCGGCTCCCATTGCGGGTATAGCCGTCCGGGGCTAGTGTCCGTTTTGTGAGTATTGTCTCAAACGCCCTATCTTGGCTGGGGTTTGGCCGGAAACCCCTAGAGGCGTCCGTTCACCTGCCCGGGTCCCCGTGGCAGGAGGGCTCACTATCCCAAATCCTCTACCCGGACCTGTTCCCTCAGGACGTGGAGGTACTAGTCCCCACGCGCGCCGACGCCATGAGCCTGGCGCCCGTGGGCCGCGGCCGGAACCTGATTACTGGCGCCATAGCGTCCACGCCGCTCCGCCTGTTCCCGGAGGGCGAAACGGTGCCCTACGGGATAGAGGCCACGCCCTACTGGCTGAACCATACGGACGGCCCCCTGTCCGCGTACTGGCGCATGACGTGGACCCTGGACGATGGGATTTTCTACGGGGAGGCGCTTTGGCGGGTCGCGCGCGACGGGGACGGCCAGATAGTCGCGGCCGTCCATGTTCCCTATGACACGTGGCAGGTGAACGCGTTAGGGCAGCTCCTGATAGAGGACGTGGAGGTGGACCCGACGGAGGTTATCTATTTCCCGTTTCACGTGGAGGGATTTTTAACCCGCGGCGTCCGGACGATCCGCATGGCCCTAGCGGTGGAGCGGGGCGTACAAGCGCGCGCGGAGCACCCGATACCGCTATCCGTGATCCAACCACTATCGGAGGAGTACCAAAAGACGCCGGAGGAGGCGTCTAGTTACGTGGACGCGTTCCGTTCCGCGCGCCGTAAAGGTAATGGCGGGGCCGTTATGTATCTCCCGTTTGGCGTGGCCCTCACCGCGTTAGGGGACCGGGCGGACTCCGGCCATGCGATAGAGGCCAGGAACGCCCTACGCCTGGATTTCGCTAACCACTTGGGCGTGGCCGGGTCCCGGCTGGATGGGTCCACCGCGGAGTCCTCGCTGACCTACACAACCCAGGAGGGCGACCAGGAGGAATTGGCGTCCGCGACGGGCCTAGGCCCGTGGATGGACGATATAACCTCGCGCCTGTCCCAGCCGGACGTGGTTATCCCGGGCGTGGTGGTCCGGTTTGAGCGGGCCCAGCTCCTCACCGCGAACCCAGCCACTCAGGCCACCTACACGCGGGCCCTGGAGGTGGATACGCCATGACGGACGCCCGCATAGAGGCCGGGACCCTGTTCCTGGGCGAGCAGCCCCGGACTCTGGCGGGCGTGCTCCTGCCCTATAACGAACCGGGCCGGACCAACCTGGGCGCGATCAAAGGCGTGAAACCGTCCGCCGTGCCCGTCCCTGGGGACCTCACGGGCCTAGGCGCGAACCTGGACCACGACCGGGAGCAGCCCGTGGCCGCATTCACGGACGCCCGGGATACGGCCGTGGGCCTGTTTGCCACGTTCCGCGTCCAGGATTCTCCAGCCGGGGACGCCCTCCTGGCGGACGCGGCGCTACCTGCGGAGCAGCGCAAATATGGGCGCCTGTCCGCGGAGGTAGCGGACATAGAGATACGTGACGGGTGGATAGTGTCCGGCCGTCTTTTTGGTGGCGCCTTTGTTGGGCGGGGCGCGTTCCCGTCCGCCGCGCTACTAGCGCAAGACACGGGGCCGGATAGTCCGGCGCCGCGGGCGACCCTGAAAGGTGCCGACATGTCAGAAACCCCACCGGAGCCGGACGCCCCGGACCCGGCTCCAGAACCGGACCAACCAGACACGCCGGAGTCCGTCGCGGCTCCCGTGTTCGCAATGGTGCCCGCCAACGCGCCCGCCCTCATGGCGTCCGCCAGGCCCACCACCACGCCCGCCCCGTCCCTCATGGCGGCCGCGGCGCCCGTCCCTGGAGCAGCACGCCCGCCCGTCACGGTCCGGCCGCGCGGCTCCTCTATCCAGCAGGTGGCCTACGCCCTGGCCGGGTATTTCGCCAACCGCGACCCGCGCGCCCTGGAGGCTTTGTCACCGGAGGATCGTGGCGCCTCTACCCTGTTCGCGGCCCTGTCCGATATCACCTACTCCGGGCCTGGAGCTGCTGGCGAAAACCTCCAGGTTCCCCAATGGTTGGGCAAAGTGTGGGACGAACGGACCTATATCCAGCGGGCCGTCCCTCACTTCACGCCCGGGGAGCTGACCTCACTAGAGGTTCGCGGGTGGGACTGGCTTATCCCGCCCCAGGGCGGCACGTGGCAGGGCAACAAGAACCCCATTCCATCCAACGCGCCCACCACGCAACCACTAGACGCGGCCGCGCGACGGTGGGCGATGGGCCACGACCACGCCCGGGAGTACCTGGACTTCCCACAACCCGGATATTGGGAGTCCTATTTTCAGGCCGGAACGGACGATTTCGCGCGCTGGGAGGATGACGGGTGTCTGGACGCGGCCGTATCCGCGGCCACGCCCATCGCGGGCGGTGCTCCTCCGGCCACGTGGTCCGGGGACGGTGCCACGGTCGCAATCGTGGACGGCGCCCTGTACCTCATTGGCCAGGGAATTCTGCCAACGGTCGCATTCGTCGCGTCGGACCTGTACCGCGGCCTCCTGCTCCAGAACGATAACAAAGTGATCGAAACGCTGGAGCTGTCCCTGAACCTGGAGGAGGGCTCCCTAGAGGGATTCGCCCTGGTGCCCGTTCCCGCGGTGGAGCTGGACGGAACCACGGCAACGCCAATGGCGGGAAAGGTCCTGGTGGGCAACCGTGGCGCCCTCCGTCACCTCCGCCTCCCGGGCGTGCCCATCCGGACGGACGCCCTGGACATGGTCAAGGGCGGTATTGATACGGCCATGTTCGGGTACACGGCGGACCTGGTGGTGAAACCGTCCGCGCTGGCCCTCGTGACGCCGGACGATGGTGTACCGCTCCGGGCCCGCTCCACGTCCAGCAAGTAACGGTTAGGCGGGCGCCATGACGATTTACACGGACGCGCTGGCCGCGGCCCTGTATGTCGGGGACGCGCCCGCCCAACCGCTCCTCCTCCCCCTCGTGGACTCAGACGGAGGGGCCCTGGCGTGGGTATCCACCGCGGCCGCGCAATTCGTGGACCCGCTGGGAGTGTCCACGCCCGTAAATGCGACCGTGACCAATGAGGGCGGCCAGGTGACACTAGAGGTCACCTGGCCGCCCTCTACGGCCGTCACGGTGGAGGGCCTGGCATGGATTTACGCCACGGTTTCCGCGGCCGCCCCAGGGACGGCCACGGAAACCGTGGACCCTCACCCGGTAATCGTGGAGGCCACGGGCCCGTGGCTCACTATGGCGCGGGCCCGGAAACTATGGGAGGAGGCGCCGGACGATCCCTGGCAGCTATTCCTATACCTGGCCAATGCACGCTCAGCGTGTATTGAGTATGCGCCGGAGATAGCGGCCGGTCCCGTGATCCCGGACTACCTCCTGGCCCAAATTCTCCAGGCCCGCAACACGTGGGAGGCGGACCGCTCCGGAGGGCAGGAGGGCCTGGGCTCCGGGGAGTTTGTGGTGACACGCCACCCGCTGGACTGGCAGGTAAAGGAACTACTTAGGCCCACGTCCACCGCGGACCGGAACGTGGTCACGTAATGGCCGCGACCATGACGGAGCAACTAGCGGACGCGATCCGCACGGCCGCGACCGGGTACGGGTACGGGTGGGATATCACCACGTCCCGCTCCGGGCCCAGGCAGCTCGCGCGCCCATGCGTGATGATCCGCCAAAACACGGTCACGAAACCATCCGGCCAGCCTCCGTCCGTCCGCGTCCATCACTTCGACGTGCTCCTATTGGTGCCCAATAAGGACCCGGACAAAGCGGACCAGCAGCTGGAGCCGCGCCTGGATAACCTCCTGGATCTCCTGGACGGCCTCCCGGCGCCGTGGCGGACGGCCCTCCTATGGCAGGAGGCGGAACGCCTAATTTTCTCCGTCGCGGACGGGATAGATTTTCACGGTTACCGGCTCCCGCTAGACGTGGGCACCGCCAAGGAAAGGTAAGAGAACATGGTTTACTCACCCGTTTACATGAGGGACGCGCGCGTGTCCCTGGGCGGCACGGACTACCAAATGGAGGTAGCGGCCGCCACGATCACGCCCGCCAACACGGCCACCACCTGGAAAGGACTTAGCCCCGCGGCCCGCTATGGCGCCGTGGGGACGGAGTGGACCGTGGAAATCACCCTGGGCCAGGATTATGACGACGCGGAATCGTTGGCGCGTTACCTCCTGGAAAACGCCGGGACCACGGTCCCCGTGGTGGTGGAGCCCCGCGCCGGAGGCCAGGGCTACACGGTGAACGCGACCCTCGCGCCCGCGGCCATTGGTGGCACCGTGGAGACGTTCGCGGAGGGCACCGTTTCCCTCCCATGCGATCCTCCCGTGGCGACCGTCCCGGCGCCCTAAAAACGTCCCTAGCGACCGCGGAAAATCTGCCGTCCGGGGCGGGCCCGATGCTCACCCGCCCCGGCCGGTAGTCCCTGGAGAGGAGGCGGACCCGTGAGAATTAGCGCGTTTGAGTCACGGGAAATCCGCGCGCTCCTGGTGGCCATGCGGGGCGTGGAAAAGGACCTGGGCAAGCAGATACGCAAAGCGACCCGGAGTATCACGGAACCGGAGTGGCGGGCGGAGCTGGCCAAAACGGCACACACAACCCTCCAGCAGCGCGTCCTGGTGGCCACCGCCCGGGTAACCGTGGGGGACCAAAACCTAACCCTCAAAGCCGGGCAGCTGGCGTCCCGCCTATCCTCCGGTACGCCCATCCGGGAACTCACGCCCGCCGTGGAATTCGGCGCCAATAGGGACGTGGTGGTGGCTCAGGAGTCCCGCTCCGGAACCATGTACCGGCGCCACTCCCGGCGCCAGCTCCACTCCCGCGAAAAGGCGGGCCTGGTGGCGTACCCAGCCGCGGCCGCGATCATCCCGCGCATAGCGGCCCTGTGGGTCGCTACGGCCGTCCGCACGCTCCACGAATCCGTGGAGGGCCGCTGAATGGCCAGGAAACCCGTCACGATCCCCATAGCAACGGACACCCGCGATTTCACGCGCGGGATCAAGGACGGCGTGGTGGAGCCCGTAGAGGACATGGTGGACGCCCTCAAAGACGCGGACCGCCAGGCCGACAAAACCGGGGACGGCCTAGAGGACGCGATGAGGGAGGCCCAGCGGGCCACGGAAAACCTGGAGGAGGCCCAGGACGATCTCTATAAGACGCTGGACCGCGGCTCAAAGGATGGGTTTAAAAAGGTTGCCAGCCACGCGGACCAGGGCCTGGACCGCGCCGGGGAGGCGTCCAAAGAATTTAAAGAGGAGGCCACCGCCAATTTTTCGGAGGTCGCGTCCTCATTCTCCGGGGATATGGATAGCGCGATAGACCTAGTCCAGGGCACGCTGGGCGGCCTGGCCGGGTCCATTCCGGGCGTGGGCCTAGCCCTGGCGGGCCTGGGCGCCGCGGCTGGCCTGTTCTATAACCAATGGAAAGAAAAGACGGAGGCCGCCAAGCAGCGCGTCCAAGACATGTATGACGATATGCTGGAGTCCGGCCAAAATTTCCTTTCCAAGGATTACATTCAGGAACAAATTAACCTCATTGTGACCTCCTCCGATGGGGCCGCCCTGAAAATGAAAGACCTAAAACGAATCGCGGAGGGTACGGGCCAGTCCCAGGCGGACCTCCTCCTGGCGTTCGCTGGGGACCTGGACACGCGGACACGCCTAATAGGGGACCTTACGGACCAGGTGGTGGACTATGAGGGCGCGGTGAAACGCGCCCATGACGGGACCATGACGGCCCAGGATCAGCTCACCATCGCGTCCGTGGAGGCTATCCGGAAACTCAAAGCACAGAATGAGGAAACCGGAAAAGCGGCCGGGGCGATTAACGCGCAACGGGAGGCCGTGTCCAAGCTGAACGCCACCCAGGGCCGAACCTATGACGATATGGTGAGAAACCAGGGTGAGGTATATGACTCACTAGGCACAATCAATGATGCCATTGACCAACTGCCGAACAAAAAAGCGGTTGATATCAAGGTGAACGCGGACACGTCCAAAGTCCAAAGCCAAATAAATAACGCCTTTAAGAATAGGACGTTTAAGATCGGTTTGGACGTAAAGCCACGGCCCGGAGTCCAGGTGAGATAATGACCACCATTAGCAATGGCGCCGTATCGGCCACGCCCCGCCTGGTGGTGGGACTGTCCACGATCCGCCGCGGCCGGAACGTGGTCAAGGACCTAGTGGGGACGGAGGAGGTGGCGGTGGACCTCCGGACCGCGGGCAAACGCTCCGGAACCATCGTTTACCTGTTCGAGTCCCAGGCGGACGGAGTGGCCGCGGAGCAGCTACACGCGGCCGCGGCCAAGATCACGCTCACAGAACCACTGTGGCCGTCCGGAGGTATGGCGTATGTGGTGGACGGAGACATAGCCCTAGAGCTGGACGAGGACACGCAAACCGTCTACCTCCTGGCCGTGGATTTCCGGGAGGTGGCGCCGTGAGTGTCCGCCTGGCGCCCACGGTGGACGTGGCCGTGAACGGGACCGCGTACACGGTCGCCGTAGAGGGCGCGGACGTGATGCTGGACGAGGGCTGGTCACCGTTTGGCCAGGTGACGATCCAGGCGCCCGTGCCCTCTCAGGCCGTCCTGGCGGCCCTGGACCCGCGAACGAACCCGCGCGTAACGGTCACCATGCGCCAGGCTGGCGCGGCCGCTCAGGCGCGCGCCCTGAATGTGGGCGTGAGGACGCGCGCGGTGGATTTCGTGGACGGGACGCTAACCCTGGAGTTGGCCACGGATGAGGCCCAACTCCAGGACCGCGGCCATACGGGCACCGCGCCCGACGAATCAGGGCGCGCCTATGAGGCCAATTTGCGGGCCCTGGTGAATTGGGTCCTAGCGAAACTCCCCGACGCGCCCCACCTGGAGGCCGACGCCGGAGCGACCGCTGACCTCACGATTTACGCGGACGCCACGAACCTCATAGCCAACGGCTCCGCGGAGCTGGACACGGCCGGATGGACGGCCGCGGGTTGCACTATGGCGCGCGTGTCCGGTACGGGCACCGTCCCGCCCGCGGTGGGTGGGTGGGCGTTCCGCCTGACGGCCGGAACCACCACCTCCTCCCGGATGGACTCCGGGCCGATAGCGGTTAGTCCGGGAACCACGTACCGCGTGGGCGGCCAATGGTGGGGCGCGAACCTCACGGGCACGGCGGGCCCTGGCGTGGGTTGTATTGCGATCCGGAACGCCAACGGGGACACGATGCTGCTCACCACCCGGCCAGCGTCCGGCGCCCGCACGGAGGGAATCTGGAAATGTCCGCCCGGAGTAACGTCCATCACGCTATCCGTGTACCTGGCCGTTAGCGGCGCCTCTAGTGACGTTCGCTGGGACGCCCTGTTTTTTGGGCCCGTGTCGGGCGCCCACGATACGGGATATTGGGATGGGGACACGCCGGACACGGCCGTATATCGCTATGACTGGACCGGGACCGCTAAGGCGTCCACGTCCACGCGGACCAATATCACGGGCACGTCCCGCGCGGTAGACACGTTCACCGTGTATCCGGGCGTGACGTGGTGGGAGTACCTGGAGCCCCTGGTTCAGGTCGCGGGCCTCCGCCTGTATTGCGATGAGGCGCGCCGCTGGCACCTGGTAAACCCGGAGACGTGGCTGATACCCGGAAATATCCAGCTCCAGTCCGGCCAGAACATGAGGGCCGCGACGGACAAAGTGAGCCGGGACACGGAAACCTGGGCGGACGTGGTGGTGATCCATTACCGCTGGACCACGTCTAACGAGGAGCCACGGGAGGCGTGGGACTCCTCCGGGACGGGCACCAAGGTTTTAGTGGAGGAGCGCTCCACGCCGTACCCGGGCCCGGGCGCCGCGGCCGCCATTGCGGCCCGCATGATGCGCCGCGGCCATGAGCTGGACGTGGACGCGGTAGCGGATCTCCTGGCGGCCCCGTCACAGTCCGCGGCCGTGCTCCTGCCTGACTCCACGGAACTAGTAACGGCCTCCTCCTCCGTCCGCTGGACGTTCCCGGACGGCGATATGGCCGTGGGCCTCCGCGACCCGATAGAGGTCCCTAAGAGCGCATGGATCAAATTGGCGGTTGGTGAATCGTGGCTGGAGTCACCCGTGGGTGAGTCCTGGCTGGAGGAGGTGGTGGCGTAATGGCGAACGGTGACCTAGCAGCGGCTAAAGGAATGGCCGTAGTGTCCGGGGACGCGGACCGGCGCATGGGATATGACGAAATCAACCTAACCCGCGACTACGTGGCGATGGAGATAGATAACCGGAACGCGGCCGACGCGACTAAGGCGGCCGCGACCCACAAACATGTCTCCGCGGATATCACGGACGCCGCGGGCGCGCCCACGCCTTACACGCTTATGAAACGGGACGCTAGCGGCCGGTCCTCTATCGCCACGCCCACCTCCGGGGAGCACGTGGTGAACAAATCCTACTGTGACGGGAACGCGGGAGGATCGTCCCTGGCGAACGGCCCCACCTCCACCGCGTACTCCCGGAACGCGACCGGCTCCGGCTGGTATGAGGTATGGATGAATTCCAGTAATCAATTCATGCGCAACACGTCCTCTAAGCGGTACAAGGAGGCGATAGAGGCCCTGGGCGTGGTGGGCCTGGCGGAGGTCCTGGCCCTGGAGGTGGTCACGTACCATCGCAAAGGCCAGCCAGCGGGAACGCGGGAGCTGGGCCTGATAGCGGAGCACGCGGTGGACGTGCCTCACCTGGTTTCCTGGGACGTGCCACGGGACAAAAGAGGGGAACCTATCCCGGGCAAACCTGCCCGCCCGGAGGCTATCCGATACGGGACGGTCCTACCCGTCTACCTCCTGGCGATCGTCCAGCAGCAGCAGCAGCAGCTGGAGGCGTTGGCCGCGCGGGTCGCGGCCCTGGAGGGACGTGGCCAGTAACGGAAACCTCTCCAGCGCGGACCTCACCAATCTGTCCACGCCTGGCCAGCTCACGGACGCGGCCGCGGCGTCCTATGAGCGGCTACTGGACGCCACGGACACAACGGGCACGGAGGGCCGCCTGGACGCGTACCGCGACTACCAGGACCAGGTGGACCTGTTCACGACCAATTATCAGACGGCCTACTGTGAATATTCGCCGGGAAAGGTGGACGCCCGGACGTGGGACGGCGATACCTGGTATCGCAAACCGGGAAAGAATGCTACGGCCGTCCCGGGCACGTCTAACCACGGGTGGGGTAAGGCCGTGGATTTCCAGAACCTGGGCGGGTACGGCTCCAGCAGCTGGGAACGGTTCGCGGACGCCGCGGAGGCGGAGGGCTGGAGTAACCAGGAGGGCCGCGCCAATGATGAACCCTGGCATTGGGTTTTTGGGGGATCAACTAGTGGAGGTGACGAGGTGGAGCTGTCAGACAAAATCACGATTTCCGATGCCATGAAAGATATGGCCGGATGGGACGCTGACGAGGTATCCGTGGAGTCCATCCTGGGGTATCTCGCGTCGGGTATGTGGGGGACCGCGAAAGAGCTGGACGGCGCCGGACCCAGGCTGGACCGGATGGAGGAGCAGATAAACGCGATCCTCGCAATCCAAGAGGACCTGAAAGAGGCCCTGGCGGACCTTACGGTGAATGTGGACCTAGAGGTAAGGCCACTCCTGGGCGCCCTCACCATAGAAATGTCCGGGACCGTCACCCAGCCGGAGGAGCAGCTGGAGGCGGGACCGGACCTCCCGTGACCGTCGCGCGGATTATCGCGGGCGTGGCCGTGATCCTGGCGGCCTCTACCGCGATATCCGCCGCGGTCACGGCCCACCTACTTACGCGGGCGTCCCGCGTGCCACGCGTCCACCGTGGAGGGGAGCCACCCGCGGATATCACCTATATACGCGTCCGGCTCCGGGAGGGCGTACCTGCCCAGGGAGTCCGGGCGGACGCCGATACGGGCCGCGAACTCCGCCCGCGACAAATACACGCGCGCCGTGTATTCAGGTGCTTGCGTAGGGAGCCAAAGACGCTCAAAGAGCGGGAGGGTTAGGCGGGGCGTTTCGCTCCAGAATTCGCGGAGAGGGTCGCTGGAGTACGCGCGGGCCCTCATGGTGACGCCCGGACCCGTAAAAAGTTGTCCAGGAACGATTCCTAGCGATTTTCCGCGCGGGTTCACCAGGTTTCCGCGGGTGGCCTCCGTGGCGTCCTCTATGTGGACGCCCAGATACTCCGCGTAGGCCGCGCGGGCCGCGCGCGCCTGGGCCGCGGCCGCCTCATAGATAGGGGACCCGCTCATGGCAGGACCCGCACGGCGCCCAACGCGGCCAGGGTCCGGTCCACCTCCGGCGCCACGTTCGCGCGGAAATAGTTCACCCAGCCGACATTCCCGGACGCGGCCCGGACGGGTACGGGACCATTCAGGAGGGCGTCCTGGAAACGGAGGGCCAGCCAATCAGCTAGGCCCACCTCGCCCACGATCACGCGGACGGCCTCCACCACGCCGCGGACGGCGCCCTGGAGGGCGTAACCCATGCGGCCCGCGTGTCCTATGAACCGTTGGCCCTCCCGGTCCAGCAGCTCCAGGATCACGCCGCCCTCCACCACGCCCACGGACACACACAACGGCATGGGGCTAGGGTCCACGTTCCACACAATGGGCCCGTGGGCATGCTCCGCGATCAGGTCCGCCAACGCTGGGGACTCCGTGGAGAAAATCAGGCGCGGCTCCGCGTCCTCTACCGCGGCTAGGCCCGTCATGTAAAAAGCGGGCCCGCTCATGACTCCTCCTGGGCATGGTGGGCCTCATTGTGGGCGTCGGCCGCGGCCTGGGCCTCCTCCCAGGTAGAAAAGACGGCCAGCCCGTCCGCGGAGCGGACCGGCTGGCCGTTACACGTGGCCACGAAATCGCCTGGCCCGTATTCGTGGACCTCCGCGCCGCTCATAGCGCGCGCCCCTGGGCGTCGGCGGGCCGTTCGTATATGTCGGGATCGTATGGGCCCAATAGGCGCATGACTTGGGCCTGTATCTCGTAGGGCACGTCCACCGCGTTAAACACGGTAAGCGTGTGCTCCTCTCGGAATGTCTGGCCCGTTAGGTCGCCAACGGCCCAGGAGAGCCCGTCCTGGGCGCGGTGGTTGGTGGCGTGATCCTTGGCCAGGATGCAATGCTGATAGCCCAGCGTGTGCGGGCGTGTAACGCCGCATAATGGCGGCTCCGTGTGGTCCATGTGTGTGTCTCCGGTCGCTAGTGAATACACGCTGGGCGTGTATGACCAGGGTACACGCTCAGCGTGTATTCGGCGCCTCAGGTACTAGGGCTAGTCTGCCAACGTGGGAGGAACGCCCACGAACCTAACCAGGAGGGCATTAGAGCATGGCCACAAAGACGATCCTCATAGACGATTTGGACGGTACGGACGCGTTCCGGACGGTCCGCTGGAGCTTTGACGGGACCACGTACGAGATAGACCTATCGCGGGAGCACCTGGACGCGTTTAAGCATGGCCTGGCGCCGTGGGCTAACGCGTCTAGGCAGGTGTCCAAATACAAAGCTGGGTCCCGGCCTGGACCCAGCACCCGCAAAAGTGGCGTGATCCGCGCGTGGGGCCTGACTCATGGCTGGCCGGACCTGCCCGCCTATGGGCCGCTACCTCCGGCCCTAAAGGTGGCCTATGAGGCCGCCCATGCTAAGCCGGTCCAGGTGGATCACTAGCAGCATGCAAGAGGGCCCCGGTATGGCGTCGGGGGGCGGCGCGCCGGGGCCCTCTCACGTCCGGGTGAACCGGAACACGTCCACCGTACACGCTGGGCGTGTATTCGGCGCGTGGTGGGCACGAAAAAGCCCCACGGGAGGGGGCCTAACCGCTCCACCGTGGGGCCAATCCGCCATGCCATGAAACGCGGGGCCAGGTATAGGGCAAGTCCCCGTTAGCGACCGTTTCAGGACACAGAATACACGCTGGGCGTGTCTCCGCAAGAGCAGCAGCTGGCGGCGTGTCGCGTTGCGCGATCCGCTCCGCGGGCGTAACGTCCCAGGCGTTGGTATAGGGCCAACGGCTCCAGGAATGGATGCCCAGGGAATAATCAATACCTGGGGGCCTAAGGACATACCGGAAACCTCAGCCAGGCCGTCGGGGCTGGCATAGGAACCGGGTCCAGTCTCTCCGAACCACCTAGCAAAAAATTCGCTGGGGGGGTAGGGGGGGCCGTTCCCACCCGTTTCCTATGCCGACCATCAGGGCTGGCCCCGCTCCGCGGGAATGTGGGTAGTTGGGTACTTAGGTACAGATAGGGAATTGCGAACAAAACGGGCAAAAGCCATTATGGGTTAATGTCCCAGCATCACCAGGCCGCGCGGTGGGCGAACCACGCCAAAGCAGCGCGCCAACGCGTGGCCGCGACACTCCCGGCGCCCTGTATCCATTGCGGGCGAATGGTGACGGCGGACATGCCCTGGGACGTGGGCCACCTCGTAGACCTGGCCCTGGGCGGTGACGCGCGATCCTACGGCCCCGCCCATCGCGGCCCATGTAACCGTCGCGCGGGAGGCAAACTAGGCGCGGCCATGAGGCGCCGCCCCAGGTCCTCACGCCCCACGAAAGGAACAGCAGCGCGGGAGGCGAAATGGTGACGGCCCCGTGGGCGTGGCTGGCGTGCCAGGCCCTGGGCCACCGCTGGGACTACCTGATAGGGGACGGCCTCCCGTGGCGCCTGTGTACCCGTTGCGGAGAGGTGGACCGGCTGGAGGTTATAGAGCCCAATGAGGACGGGTCCTAATGCCCGGCGCGCAGCTGGCGATAGCGGACCCGCCGTACCTGGGGCGCTCCGTCCGATGGTATGGCGGTGGCCGCGGGTCCGGCCGGGGCGGCGGCGCGGATTATCACCCGGACGCGGCCCGATGGGATGAGCCCCAGGCCCACCGTGACCTCCTGGAGTACCTAAGAGCCTCGTTCGATGGGTGGGCGATAGCGTGCGCTCCGGACACGCTGGGCGTGTATCTGGAGTACCCAACGGACATACGCGTGATGGTGTGGCATACGCGGAACGCTCCACCGTCCGGGGCTAGGGTCCTCAGCTCCTGGGAGGCCGTGGTGATCTATATACCGCCTGGCCGTCGGGCCCGACGCCAGGGCGTGAACATGGCGGACGTGCTGGACGTACCGGCGCCGCGTGGAGGATTCGCTGGAGCTAAGCCGGACGCCTGGACCACGTGGGTAATGAATGCCCTAGGCGCCACTCCACGGGACTCCGTTGTGGACCTGTTCCTAGGCTCCGGCTCCGTATCGCGGGCCGTGGCGCAGCTCCAGACCCAGCCCGCCCTGTTCTAGGTGCCGTGATCCATGCCCAATCCAAAACTAGCGCCGCAATGGTCGCTTTTTGAGGCGGCCGATCAAC